CAACCGGAATCAAAGACTCAAAGATTGCAATACCAGCGGGAATCAACTGCTCAATAAGTGGAATGAGTTCAGAAACAAGCTCTGCGAAAGCAGGTGTTAGTTTGAAACCAACTACGGCCTGCAAGTTTTCAAAGGTTGCGCGCAAACGTTGCTGTGAAGCAAACAGACCTGTTGCCTGCCTGGAGTATGCCCCCAAAGCGTCACTAGAGCGGGACAATAGAAGCTCTAAACGAATCTCTTGTTCCGCAAGACGCCTACCGGCACCAGTCAGCTTGTCTAACCCACGCTCTGCCATCAAAGCGTTAACTTCGCTCTGTTTCATGGCGACACCGAATTTTTCAATCGGGTCATACTCGCCACGGAACAAAGCCGTCATACCAAGCAACGCCTCTTGGACGTCATAACCATAAGTGATGGCAAGGTCAGCGCCCAGGGCTACAAGCTTCTCGGTTACATCAGCGGTCTCCTGAATGCTAAAACCAGACTGTTTGAGGACCGAACCGATGAATGTGGAAGCTTTGGCGGCTTCGTTCATAGACAGACCCATGTTGACCGCATCAATACTGAACTGCCTCATTTGAGGCGTCAATCCCTCAAATACTGTTCCTAAACCGTTAAGGTTTCTTTCCAGGTCACGCGCCTCGTCAATAGCAGCGCCACCAAACTTGACAAGCGCACCACCGGCCTTGAACGCCGCAAACGCGCCAGCAGCAGAAAGAATCTTAGTGTTCAGCCCATCGAAGCTTTTACCGAGACCCTTGAGCTGCTTGGTTGCCTCGTCAACACCTTTGCCTTTAAGAAGAAAAACAAGGTTGATATTTAGGGCGCGACTTAAACTAGCCATTGATTTGTCTCTCAATCAGGTCTGTTGCTCTACCAATAATTTCTGCAAACTTTTGTTGCGCTGCCGGCATTGCTTCCTCGGCACCCGGGTACGCGAAACGCGAAGGTCCCTTAAACCTGCCACTCAACCTAGATACAAAAATGTCGCCCTGCCTGGTTACAGTGTGTCTACGTTCACCGGGACGAGAGTTCTCAGTAATGTTCTTTGCCAGCGGGTAGGCGTACCAATCAGTCTTACCCTGCAAGCGCGAGTTACCTCTACCTGCCATATCAGCCATAACCGTTGCTGGTGCGGGAATAACAAGCTGAACCAATGCGGCCCCACGGTCCATCTTGCGCTTAGGGTTACGCAACCGAACATTCACGGTCCTAGCCCTACGGCGCGTATTCCAAGTCTTACCAGTAGGCGAAAGTTTTCTCCGCATACCACTCAAGGGTGGTTGGTTAGGAATAGCATTACGAACACCATGGCGGACGGGCTCGGCAAGCTCGCGGAACTGCTGCTTAATCTCCGCAAGATACTTAGGCTCAATCTTGTTCAACTCACGTACAAGACGCTTCCAGTCACTGAGAACCATCTCAGCCCGATTGTCTAAAGCCACGCCCACACCGCCTATCTACATTACTATTCTACCGAACAAGAAAACCGCCCCACTAAGGGGGCGGCTTCCTCATCTAGGCAGGTTTCTCGCTACCAACCATCTGTGCATGGTCCATAGCATCCTGTCATCAAGTTGCATTAACTCTCTGGGACTGATGCCAGTTTCGACAGCCAGACCAGCGATAAACCAGTGGGTAGAGGACTCACCGAGTCCAACTATTTTGGGTCTTCTTCAGACTCCCCAACGGTTTCAACAGTCTCAAGCCAGGCTTCATACTCCAGCTTGGTACTCTTGGTGCGCTTTTCCGAATGCCAAGCAAGGAACAGCAACCAACCGATACGAGCATCTTCTGCAAGTTTCGTCACGCTGATGTTGAACTTGTCCTCAAAAGCAACAAGGTCAGCAGCGCTACAGGTAACCGTTTTACTGGTTTCGTCCGTGAACTGAATGTGTAGGTTGATTCTCATGCGAACAGTCTAACCGAAATTAGGCAGTTGCGTAAGTTACAGCTCCCGAAGTCGGGAAAGTTACTGAGAATGTCGCCAAGTCACCTACGGCCCCGGACACCGGAGTGAACGAGTTAATCATCACCTCAGCGGTGTACTTGGGGTTGGTTGCAGAAGCAGCAGTTCCGTTAGGAATAAGCTCAACCGTACCAATGGTTCCCACGAGGTTCTGGAACAAAGCGGAAACCCCGCCAGCACCAAAGTCGTTGTGGAAGTCAAGGGTAACCTGACCGCTCTTCAGACCACCAATAATCTCAGTCCATCCGCCAGAACCGAAGTCAGTCGTCTCAACCTCAGCGGCGTTGATGACCAATTCAGCACGAGCGCAAGCACCAGAGACGTCAGTTCCGTTCAACCTCACGGAGGTTGCAGTTACGACATACTTTGCCAATTTAATTTCTCCTTAAACATAGACAACGAGAACGAACTCTGCTGCCATATACTCTTGTGTATCCAGTTCCAGAGAGCCTATGTTGTTTACGCTGCGCACCCGCAGGTCCGCGACAGTACCATCAAGACTCCTATTCGATTCTACCGCAGACTTGACGCTATAAGTCCCTGTCGGGGCAACGTATTGGTTCAATGTCCTTTGCGCCATACGCTCTGAAGCGCGCGACACAATGACGAACACGGTGAAGTTCAGTGTTGTCAGACCCTGCTGGAAAGTGCCGTCATACTCGATGGTTTCCAGCGAGACGATAGCTACCGGAGGGTTGACAATATCGGGGACGTTCTCAACAGTGCGAAGGCCAGGAATGGTTGCAAGGTTGGCGTTTATTTTGTCCCTAATCGCCTGAATATCAACCATTAGGCCATCCTTACCCGCACATACGGGTCAAGCAGTGTGGCGATGTCTGGGTCGATGCGAGACAACCGAACAACGCCCATAGCGTCGAAACCGGCAACCCCCATCGGGCTGTCGCTTCTCTTAAAGTATCTTGCCGCCTGGAGCAGTGTCGCCTGTTCAATAGCTTTAGGGATTGTTGCCCAACCGAATACGCCAGTGACTTGCACGGTGGCCTCTTCCATGCCGGTAGGGAACCAGTAGTCACCAACAGCCCGGATAAGCGTGTAGGGCGAGGGGATGCCACCAGCGACCTTGTTGAGAGGCTCAAGCTGAAGGTCCGACGCTTTCCAAGTTTGGTCGAACACGCCATCCAGGTTCGTAGACGTCTTCAACGTGGTCAACGAATCAAGGTCGTCAATCTCAACAGTGAAGTTGTCGCGCGGTGCGTAAACGCGGCTGGTCGTCGTGCGATAGAAGATGCGTTCCGTCAGATTATCAATCGAACGCGAAGCAGTCTCAATACACAACTCCAACAACACATCGTCAACAGTGTCGGTGATGTTTAAGTTTCGTTTTAGGTTGGCTAATGAAGTGTAGCCGTCGATGATTGCCAAAATAAACCTCCAGTATCTAGTCTATCGTGGCGTGTCCCAAGCGTTCGCTCTGCGACGCTCCAAAGACCAACCACCGGGACCATAATCTTCCCGAGCAACTTTGTTTGTGTAATAGCTTGAGTTTAGCGAGAACGTCTTATCGTTCTTTGCCCGCAAGCTAGGGTCACTATTAATTGTTGACGAGTTATCGTGGCCCGTCACAACGTCCACTGACCGAATAGTGACGCCAAAGTGTTCCGCACGCCTCCTATAGTCATTGTCTTCAAAATATGCTGGAAAAAGTGCTTCGTCGAACAAACCGACCTTGCTGAGAGCCCCGTCACCGACACAAAACGTGTGCCAGTAGGGAAAGTCCCTTGCAAGGGTTATCTCGTCTCTACAAGCCCCTGAGAGCGTTTCTAGGGCACCTGGCCCAAACCACATGTCGTTGCTTGCGAAAAACCATCTGTTGTCGTGCGGGAAAGACTTTATGCCAAGATTCCATGAGCCGGCCACGCCGAGATTAGCTGGCATATTCAAAACATGCAGATTCTGAATAAAATCGCCCTGAGGCAACGAAGTCAACTCGCCACCATTATCAATCACCAACAGGTCGCGTACCGGGTAATCGATTGTGCCAATCATCCGAACCAGCAAGTCATACCGATTCAGCACCGGAACAATCAGGTTCTCAATCACCACTGACCTTAAACACAAAAATGTGTGAAAGTTCCTCCGGTTGCTCTTCAAGATGCACAAGCTCGCAACCAGTGAACATCTTAATAATGTCCTCCACAGTAAAGTCATGCAGGTGATACGGGTTCATGTGCTTTGTTGGTTGCGTAGGAACCGAAACAATAATCAGGTCAGCACAAAAAATTAACTGGTTCGCCAAATGCTGCGGATTCTCCAAATGCTCCAACGTCTCAAAACAAATAGCGGCATCCGTCTCAACCTGAAGCTCAAACGTGTTCAAGTCAACACCAGAAACAAACTCCCCAAACCCGCTATAGCGTTTCTCCGGCTCAATCTTGTCCACGCCCAAATAAGACACCTTTTTAGTGCGCGCAATAACCTCAGCGCCATAACCGACACCACACGCCACATCGACAACAGACCAGCCGCTCTCCAACCAGCCCGCAGCCAACTCGTAACGATAAATGTGTCCAGGCTGTTCATCAATCTGGTCACTTGTAATACGCTCAAACGTTTCGCTCATGCATCCACCATTTCAAATAAGGGTTCTCATACTCGTGGGCCGGGAAAACACCAAAGTTAGGTTTTAAACGCCACGCAAGATAAGGAAAGCTTATCTGGTCCTGAATCGACCAAATAAAGTTTTCTTTATACCAAAGCCTGCCAAACTCTTTGACCGAATCAGTGTTGCGCCACACTATTGTTCCGCAAGCCCACAAACCTGAGCCAGTGGGCAAACCAAGATTAAAGTAGTGGTCGGCCTGCGCTTCTATTTTCTGATTCTTATACTTATGCATCGTGCGTGAGTATTGTGCTTCAGCGTAAGCGTCTGGACGGGTTGAACGGTCAGGGTGGTCCCACACCACAAAGTCGTAACCATCAACCGAGTCCTCGCAAAACTTTTTAAAGCCATCGCCCACAATCTCAAATGCGGCATCCAACCACACAACAAGGTCAGCATCCACAAACTCAAACGGCAACATCTTTGGCCGCTTAGCAGCAAGGCGCGGGGCAAGGTTAGATGGCACAACCATCATCTCCCAACCATCAGCAGAAAGATTTGCGTTATCTGTTACGCACACGGCACGGTCAAAGCCGTGGTTGGCGGGTAAGGGTCTCAGCGGGTCGAAGTCGCCATATATGGCCGTAAGAATTACGGTTTCCAAAAGTTGCCCCAATACGATGGACCTTCGCGTAAAACATGAACAGTCGGGTTGCCTAAACCAATCCAACCCTCAGCGCTGAACCGAGATTCGTAAGCCAGCTCGGGAAGCTTAGCTAAGTATTCGGTTGTGGCCCACCAAAAGTTGCCGGCAAAAAAGAAATCATGCTTCTGGTGCTCCGGCTGTTGGGACTGCAACCAAAAAGGCCCCACCGCGTCAACCGAACGCAACTGGCTTACACACTCTTGCCATCGGGTCACAGTGTCATGGGTCATTGATACACGCCATTCTGTAGCCAAATCGGTTTTAGACCAAGCGCCCTTAGTGTGCGCGTAATAAACGTAAGCGTCGTTCTGTTTCGCGTAATCGTGAACAGCGGTCAATGTGAGTTGCTCCCAACCCTCATCGGCTTCAGCAACAACCACACCGGGCAGCTCCATCGCTACACGTCGTCTGTTTTCCGGCGAACCAACAACACCGAGGAACACGTCACCAAGTTCATCAATCAAGCCGGACATAAACAACTCTTCAAAGTGTTCGGTTGCCGGAGTCTCCCAATCACCGTCCGCGTAAACGTGATAAAAGTGGTTTAGCTGTTTCATTCAAACGTTTTACTCAACAGGGGCATCCAGTCACGGTGCCACACGGTCTCCACATCAAAGTCCTTAGCGAACTTCACCGAAACATCAGACTTTTCTTTACCGGCGTTATAAGCCATCTCAAGAGCCTCGACAATCGACGGGACAGAAGGCACCTGCCACCAAGCGTTCTGACCCGCATCCCAAGCTGGCGTACCATCAACCAACCAACCATCGTCGGCGACCAAATCCTGTGAGGCAGCCCAAGAAGAAGCAATGACACGAGTGCCACAAGCCTGAGCCTCAATCGTGGGAACACCAAAACCTTCGCCAAGCGACGGGGCCAACAGAACATCCATGGCCGTGTAATAAGCCGCCAAGTTCTCCTGCGGCGCACCATAACGGTATTCCAACGGGTTCACAATCCTCGTCGCCTCAGCAGGTACACCAAGACCCTTCAGCATCTCCAAAAGGTTCCAACCGATACCCGAACCAGTAACATCCGTGTGCAAATAAAGAATCGCATCCGGGTGCTTTCGTTGGAAAATACTAAACGCCATCAAGTTCTCGTTAAAAGCTTTACGGTGCACCAGACCAGAAGCCTTATTAGCGGCAACCATGCCAACAACAAACTTATCCCTGGTGCCCAAATAGTCCCGAACATCCTTACCCGTAGTAAGCGTCCAAGACTCTTTCAGAACCTTAGTATCCACACCATGCGGAATATAAACCGAATCGATACCCTTCTCGGCCATCTGCCTTTGACCGTGCGGGGCCATAGCAATCGGCAACACATTTGGTTTACGCAACCACGCCTCAACAGCAGCGGGCATAGTCACATGGTCCAAAGGAACCCAAGACCAAATCTCATTCATGCGCTCATACAACGGAGACTGCAAAACCCACACATCGTAAAGAGTGAGGAACACGTCTTTCTTGTTCATGGCCTTAGCCCAAGAAATGTAATCGATAGGATGCACCGACTGTGAATACTGGTCGTAACCTCGCGGAAAATGCTTAGCCGGACCATACGGTGTCTCAATGGTCTCAATCGAACCCTCAAGGCCAAAATTGCTGAAGTTCGCCGTATCTAAACCGTGACGAACAAAACGGTCAACCAGATACTTTACCTGCTGACCGTAACCCGTTGGCCGGTCATAAGAATTAGACCAAACACCAACCGAACCGTTGAACTTTTTTCCGTTAGCCGGATTGCCACTTTTTCCCATACACGCATTCTAGGGAAAGCGAAGGGCCGGGGCAACCCACAACCCCGGCCCTTCAGTTTTACGTCTTAGACTAAGCAGCGTTTCCGATGAACGTCTTGACGTGGCTTGCGTGAGTCAGGTCGCCATCTACGCGCATAAGGAAGCGGTAGTAGGTGAGGTCCTGGTTGAACGCATAGTCGGTGCTGGTAGCAACCTGGAGGCCGCCGGCCATACGCACCTTGTACGACGGGAGATGTCCGAACAGGACGCTTTTCGCAGAAAGGCCCTGGTTTGCCATTCCGGGATTCTCGAAAATCGGGAATCCAGCGAACGTGTCAGGCTGTCCAACGCCAACCTGGTAGAGGTACTGACCAGAGTTGTCCTTCAGCTTGCGCATTGCACCAACCGAAGCGGTGGATGCCATGTAAGCAACGCCAGGAAGACGACGAGCTGCACCGTCAAGGCTGTAGGCCAAGTCGATGAGGTTGTCGGCAGTGAACTGTCCGGCGACAGCAGTTCCACCAGTGATACCAGAACCAGCAGCGGTAACGATACCGTTAGGCTTGCTGTTTCCGTCACCCGTGGTGAGAACGCCGTTGACGGTGAAACCAATCGCGTTACCGGCAGCTTCAGCAATAACTGAAGAAATATCAAATCCGGCGTCAGCGAGAAGTTCATTAGAAATTGGCACCAAGAAAGCGTATTTGTATGCGTTCAGCGTGATGCTGGAGAAGGTCGGGTCGGAGTCGGCAATAGCCGAGCCCTCGTTGACCAACGACGCAGTGTTGTATGCAGTCAGGGTAGGAATGGTGATTTCTTCACCAGAGGTGGTGCTGATTACCTCAGAGGTATCGAGCATCGGTCCGACAAGGCGTGCGACCTGGAAAACCTGGTCGAAGAAGCTCTTGGGGACAGTGTTGCTGGAGCTAACCAGCGTGCGCTTTTCGAAGCTGTGAGAACGAACCTCACCAGATGCGATAGCACGCAGGATGTCGCTGTCAGAACGTGCCTCAGAAGAAGGAACAAAACCGCGAGAAGCTTCCGCTGCCTCGTGCTTGCGCTCTTCCTGGCGACGTGCAACACCAATGGCCTCGTCAGCAGAACGAATCTCTGCCTCAAGGTTGTTTACTTTAGAAAGTGTCTCGGCGTCAAGACCACCGCGCTGTTCAGCAGAGTCCAGGGCTTCCTGAATCTGGTGAACCATGTTCGCGCGGAGTTCTTCCTGAGACTTAATGAACTCAGACAATTTATCTCCTTGTTAATGATTACATTTTTCAGTCGCGCTGACGCAGACCTGCAAAACGACGGTGCTGACACTCAATCGTTACTTTAATTCTACCGTCACAGTGCGCAGAAAACGAGAAAACCCCGCCCGAAGGCGAGGCATCTCAATAAAGACCCTCCAGGGAAAGGGGAAAGCCAGGAGGGGAAACCCGTTAGCGCTTCTCTGCGACGTTCAAAACGCGGGTTTCTTTGACTGGTTCCTCATCCTCACGCTTCACCTCTGGAGCGGGGACAGGAGCATCAAGAGCAACAATCGCTTCAGCCCAAGCATCAGCAAACTGTGCAACAACGCCAGACTCAGGGTTGCCAGCAACCTTAAGAATAACCTTTTTAATTTCGTTCTTATCAGCCATAATTAAATCCCATTCATCAAAGCTTGGAGTTTCTTCTTCTTCAGCTCAAGCATACTCGGGTCAATGCTGTCGTCTTTGGTTTCGTCAATCTCGTCCTCGGACTTAGGTGCGAGCGTGTCAATGACCTTGGAAAGCATTTCTGCCTCGTCCTCAGTAAGGTCAGCGCCAGACTCAATCTTCAACATGGCGTCAGCAAGAGTGTCCGCATCAACCATTGCGCGCTTAGCAACTTTGTCAAGGCCGCGGACGCTAGTGTGACCCGCGGTGCCTGGGTAAGCGGGGAAAGCAACAACCGAAATTTCGTGCAAGCGAACCGAGTTCAGAACACGTTCTGATTCAGAAATCCACTCGTCACCGTCCTTTGGCACCGAGAAACCGAAGCTCATAGAGTCAACGTCGCCACGGCGAATCAGGTAAGCGGCATCGCGCCCCGCCTGAGTGTCAGGAAGATTAGCCGTAACACGCAAACCAACGCTGTCTTCTTCCAAAGTCAAAGTACCGGCGCGTGTGGAACCAAGAATTGTTCCCGTGTCGTGATTCCACAACATCTTAATGTCGTTGCGGGCGTTCAGGGAACGCTTAAAAGCTCCGGGCTTGATTCGCTCCGTAAAAGGTAGCGGTGCCGACGGGCTGTTAAACACTGCCGCATAACCAGTGAAGGTCATGCCGTCGCCGCCCTCCAGTTCGCGCACCTCAAACTGAGTAGTGTTAGTGCGAGTTTCAATCTTTGCCATGTCTTTAGCCTCCACGCTCACCAGCGTTCTATTCTCTTCTTCTAGTCTAGCAACGACGCCTTCAGCATACGTTAGTGCGCGTTGCGCGGCACGCTTCGACGGGCCGGAACCCCACAAAAGATGTGCGACCACACCAGCGCTCGGGTAATCCTCATTACCTGGTTGTGCGGCAGGCGCGTCCAGGTCAACAAGGTGGCGTGCAATCCATGCGGCCAACCGAACCCACTTGTCAGCGGTAACGTTGCCCTCGGCCATTGCGCGAGCCTCGGTAACGGTGCGACCCACCAGGCCGTCTCCCGCGTAACCTTCGTCGTAGTACTTCAAGCCTTGACGAGCGGCAGCGCGCATGTAAGCAGGCGGGGTAAGGTTCACCTGTCGAACATCATCCGCCGAGACGTCGTGCATCTCGTCCGTATCGCCAGCGTCGTCAACTGAGTCATCTTCGTCCTCAAACGAGAACTCTGGCAGGCCAGCGTCAGGCAAAGCATTGATGCGGCTCAACTGGGAAAACTTTAGGCCAAGGAACGTAGAAGACTCACGCCAACCATCCTCGTCCTGCTCCCACATTTGCACCATGGCGGCAGGGTCAAAATATGTTCCCTCAACCTGGACACCCGAACCGGGAATGTTAATCAGGCCGGCAGAAACAATTTCACGGATACGCCCGTTATAAGTCTCGCCGTTCTCTTTCCACGTCACAAAGTCACCGGGGCTAAGAGTACCCGGCATGGCGCGTTCGCCAATAAACTCACTGTCTTCGGCCCGAGCAATAGCAACAGCCTGGTCAATTGCATCTTGCTTCGTGGTGTGGCAACCCATCACTTCACCGTCTTCCTTTTCCACTGCCCAACCCGAGCATTCAGCATTGTCATCATTAATGTAATAAGGAGCCATTAGTCCTGAATCACCGCCAAAATTCCAAGTTTCAAATCGCTAGGGTCCGATAACGCATAAAGGTCGTCGCCAGGGCCAAGGGTCAAAGTAATGCTCTCACCTGGGTCTATGTGAATACTGTTTGTAAGGGTTATATTTTGCGAACCCAAATGAATGTAGTGGTTTGAGCTTTTAGTCATATTGTGCAAATGCACTTCCTGGCCGGTGCTTCTCGGCGGGACAACCATTTGACCGGCTGTGCCAAGCGTAACTAGGTTATTGTAAACGGGCATTACTCGACCTCGTAAACGCTCTCAGGAGCCTCAGGGTCAATCTGCGCGGTCGGTTGCAACTGAACCGAAGGCAAACCAGTGTGCTTAATCGGAGCCATACCAAACGCCGCCAAAACCTCAGCAGGGTCATAACCAACCTGAACCAGACGCTGAATCATGTCAACCTTCTCGGTGTCTTCCTTCAAGTTAGCCGCAGACACGTTCACGTTAGCCAAAGGCACCCGAACCGTCTGAGCCGAAGGGTCATCAATGTCAGGCAGGTCTTCCAACCGGCGAACATCGTTGATTGTCAAGAAACCAGACAGCAAACCAGTACTGTAAGCGGTCATACGGCTGTTAATGTCCGCGCGAAGCAAACCATCAAGGTTGAACTTGATAAACGCTGTCTCGCCACCCTGAGAACGTGCCATTAGAGGCGTCAGGGCGCTCTCCAGCTTCTGAACAATGGGCCTTAGGCAGTGAGTAACCCAAGCCAAGTTGTTCTGCTCCACAGAAGCGTAGGAGTTTGTGCCCGGAAGACCCAACAGGTGTGGTGGCACATTGAATGCCCGAGCAACATCCTCAACAGCCATACGACGCGAATCGATGAACTGAGCCTGGTCATTACCAATAGTCGTGGGCTTGTAAGTGGCACCAGCAGACAAAATACCTGTCCTGTGTGCTCGTTTCCAACCCTTGTGACGTGAATCAAAGCCTTCTTGAAGCTGTTTGGCCTGTTCGCCAGTCAGTTTGCCTGGATATTCGATGATTCCGTGCGTCGTAGCGCCAGAACCGAAGAATTTGGCTGCGTAGTTCTCCAAAGCAATGGCCAAGCCCCAGTTTTCCTTCAGAGCGTCAACACGCGACACCCCGCGGACGTGTCCGGGGCGCACAACGTCAGGAATGTGGATGATTTGGTCGCTGTTAAGCAAACCTTCTTGGCCCTCAATCTCATACATGACCCGGCCAACACCATTGCGACGAATCTGAACCTCATTAGGGTTCAAAACAACCAAGTTGGTCACATCACCGCGACGGTTCGCAAACAAACGAATGAAAGCGTTGCCATCAAGAAGCATTGAGACAATTACGGCACCGTAAAAGGCTTCCTTTGTGGTATCAACGTCGGGTTTTTGTACCCAGGCTGGGCGGGGACGGAAAGCAACGCGCTGACCATCAAGCCTGATGTAAGAATCGATAGGGAGTGTGGCAATCGTGTCCGAGATAAGGCTTACTGCGGAGAAGATGGCGTTGACCTGGAAGGCCGTATCGGAGTTGACGATGGTGCCAGACTCGTTGGTGAACTCAAGGAAGTCGCCAGAGCCCCACACTGTTTGGAACGAGACAGCGCGCTCCTCGCTTTCGCCGAAGAAACCACCAAGCATTATCTACGCTCCAAACTCAGACCGAACAAAATAGCAAAAGCACCGGCAACAATTAGACCCGCCGGTGGGAAAATCCATGCCGCACCCGCTGCTATAAAAACAGCGCCGCCGATTTGTAAAGAATTGATTAACATAACATCCTTAGAAGAAAAACTCCGGCACTCCTTCATCTATTCTACCTGCCGTCGCTCTATCGTATGCGATAATAAACGCAATCGCGGCGTCAATCTTTTTCCGCGACGTAGCAGACTCTTTTGTTACCCTCTGACCGCGGTGGTCCATCTTGATAACACAGTTATCTATGTGGCGTGACAGAACCGGGTTACCGTCATGGACCAGCCTTTTCTCGGTGACGGCCTCAAACACCTTCTGAGTTGCCGGAATCATCAAGTTTAATAAGTTTGTTTTATATTCCACGATGGGCAAACCGAGTTCTTCCAGGTCCTGCATCATCGACGCCCACCTGTAAGGGTCACACGCAATCTCCCGGCACTGCGGAAACTTCTGCGTGTACTCAATAATTGTCTGCTTAACATCCTCTATAGATACACGCCAAGAGTCATCATCGGTGTCAAAGTTCTTCTCCCACACCTTAATGAGCTTGACCTTGGGCTTCTCGCCCTCTTTCGGGAGCGTTACCGCGCAAATCGCTGTCGAGTCATTCGCGTAAGAACCATCGAACCCGAGCACATAGTCCTCGTCCTCCGCTATCTCAGCGTCACCAGTCAACGTGTCCCACATTCCGTTAGGAAGCCACGCCTGCTGAGCCGACACCCACTGGTTACAACGCTTCGTCCGAAACTCCGCTTCGGGTGTGCGCTTGACCGCCGATTCAAAGTCAGACTTCGCCACAATGTCATCGAAGCCAGGATTCGCTATACGCCACGTCTCCTCCTTCAAGTGGTCCGCGTCAGCCGGAGCCTCCCACCAAGCCATAAAGAATGTCGGGTCCACAAGCTCACCCTTAGCAATCTTCTGGCCCATCTGATACAACGTGTACGCAATCGAGTCCTTACCCGTCTGCGATTCCGTTTTCACACCAGCCGTGGTGATAGCGATAAGTGTTGCGGCCTTACCGCGGGCACCTTGGGCAAGCGACATAACATCGAAGAGCTTTCGATTGGGCTGGGCGTGAAGCTCGTCGAACAGGACCAGCGTGGGCGACAAGCCTTCGTGTCTAGGCGCATCAGCCGACAAAACGCGGTAAACGTTATTAGTCGCAGGGACCATAATCGAGTCTCGGTAAATCTTTACATGCTCAGCCAGCTCGCTGTTCTGAATCATCCGCTTCGTATCCTCAAACACAATACGAGCCTGGTTGCGGTCAGCAGCAACCGAGTAAATCTCCGCACCCTGCGTCTTCACGTCCATCAAGGCGAAAGCACAGATAAGTGAACCGAGCGCCGATTTACCTTGTTTCCTGGGAAGGCCCAAAAGTGAGATGCGGTGAGAGAGCCCGCCGTCCTCATCACGCGCGAACACCTGACCCAGCAGTTCCTTCTGCCAATCACGCAACACCATCTTCGACCCAGACAAACCCGCAACCGAGTCCTTAGTAATCGTTGCGAACGCATCAGCGAAACGGCAAACAAAATCGCCGTCGCCCCTT